GAGAATAGCTTTCATGAAGTTGCCTTCATACACGTCGTAGAATGAACACAGAATCGCCATCTCTTCATCGTGCATCCACCGATACACAATCTCAGGCCAGTAATTGTGCACGGTCCAGTATTCAGGCTGGCTCTTGGGGTTCTCATGAGCATACAGATCTGCTGAAATCTTGTGCACCCGTTTGAGAGCATCCTGTAGCGTGTCGGGAACACGCAGACAATCAACTGTGATCGGGTCCTCGGTCTTCTCCCCCTCTACAAAACAGGAGAGCAGGGCCACCAATTCTGGGCGCGAAAGATTGACTCCTTCCATAAACAGTTTGGACATCACGAGAGGATTACCCTCATTGATTTCTGAAGCTAGAACACCCATCTCCGTCAGAGTCTCGCCGTCCGCATACCCCAACGACTGGAGATTTGCTAGAAAGGGCACTTGAATCGTCTTGAAGGACTCAATCTTCTCCTGCAACAGCCCAATCGCATCTTGATTCTTCTTGAACTCCTTGAACTCCTGCCATCCCTTCTCCCACTTGGGTCCCATATGCTTGTTTTTCCACATATCAAGCGATGCCTGCGCCTTCTTTCGCTCAGCATTCTGCGTCATCCGAATCGTGGTCTCATACATCTCACGCAACTCAAACTCTGCAATATCCAGACCAATATACTTCTTCTGCAGCGCCAGAAGTTCTGCCTGGCGCCCTTCCGTCTCCGCTTGGCGCTGGACATACCAATACGATTTCTTCACCAGTCCCAGCCATCCTGTTGTCCCGCTCTGCAAACACTTCAGGAGGAAATCATAGTGGAAATCCATTCGCGATTCCAGAGACTGCTGCTTCCCTGTCATCATACGCTGGACATCCTCCACCGTCTCGGGCTTGCGGTCGGGGAGGTAATACACAAATCCGCGCGTATCCTTTCCACGACGACCCGCTCGACCAGCCATCTGGATATACTCGTCCGTCCTCAGCATCCGTAGTCCATCAGCACCATCATCAAACTTTCGGTAACTCGTAAAGATCACTGTCTTGGTCGGCATATTGATTCCCACTGCAAACGTCTCTGTCGCAAACAGAAGTTTGATCATTCCACGAGAGAACAGCATTTCTACAATCTCTTTCAGCATTGGCAGCATTCCGCTATGATGGAATGCCACACCTTTCATAAGTAGCGCCATGAGCGTATGGTACTGTGGCAGAGTCTCCAAATCAGGGTAGCGGTGAAGATGAAAGCGCACAATATTCTTAATTGCTGCACCTTCTGACGTGTCAATGAGAGTAGAGGATACTTTGGATGCATACAATTCACAATTTTTGCGCGAGAATACGAAGAACATTGCGGGCAACTTTTCCTTCGTGTTCAAATCATCAATCATCTCATTCATCTGGTGGAGGAAACCAGTAGAACGGATTTCACGGGCGGCCACTGGATCACCAGCAACTCTAGCCTTCACTGCATCAGAATGCTTACGCTGAGCATCTTCAACACCCTTAAGATGCCGAAGGTAGTCGGTGTAGGCTTCTTTGTGGAACTTGTCCTTCTCGTCCATGAGAAGTTTGTCCCCCGCTACCACTCGATGCTCCAAGGGAACGACACGGTATTCAGTGGAAATGAGGTGCATCGGAACCTGTTTCATTTTACCGATCCACTGAGCAAAGATGTCTGGACTATCAATCGTTGCCGAGAGAAGAACCAGACGAATCGTCGGTGGAAGGAGGATCAAACATTCCTCCCACACCTTTCCTCGCGCTGGATCGTTGAAGTAGTGGACCTCGTCGAAGACTACGGCATCGACTCCGTCTAACGAAAGCGAGGCGGTTGATCCCACACCCTCCGTTGACGAACCGATTTTGAAGAGAAGATTCCGCAGAATCTCTGTTGTCATCACCACCACATCTGCTTGGGGCATGAACTTGATATCTCCCGTCATGATACCCACCTTGTCAGGATAGATCTGCTTGAGATCGTTGAATTTTTGGTTGGAGAGTGACTTAATAGGGGTGGTATAGAACACCCGTCCACCCTGCTTGAGCGAATATTCAATCTGGTATTCGCCCACCAGCGTCTTCCCACTACCAGTCTTGGCAGTGACCAAGACGTTCTCGCGCGCTTGAATAGCGGCGACAGCACATTTCTGAAACGGATCCAGAGGAAACGTGTAGTTCGTCTCAACCTCGGGAGCCTGTGTAGTATCTGCGATTCGGAGCATTTTATCTTTCCTTCTTGTTGTTTAGTCAATGAGACGCGCACGGTTCCGTTTTAGTCTAAAAGAGTGTCGGGGCAGCCGCGCGGCAGTAAGCACCATCCGCGAAATAGTAGACGAAGTAGAAGGGACCGAAGATGAGGGCAAGGAAGAATCCAAAGATCTTCTCCCCAAACGATCCCGAGCGACCGAAGCACACAAGGGAGAAAAAGAAGGCGGCGATTCCAAACAGGACCCACGATAGGCCAAGAACTGCAATGAACGTTGTGCGGACCTTAGCACCCTTATCTGTAGGAGCGGCCGTGTCTGCAGTTGTAGATACACCTCCCGATGCAGCAACCTTGGAGGATGAGGTTGTAGCACTGCCTCCTGTCATATCGGTCATCTGATTAAGACCAGGGGATCCAGCAGGCAGAGATGCAGCCGCACTGGCTTGGGAAGAGGTTGTAGCAGCATGACCAGGGGAACCAGCAGGGAGAGTAGAGGAGGTAGATGCCCCCGAGTTTATCACATGACCCGTTGAAGCGTTTGTGGAGGCAGGGGGAACATAGGATACGCTCGGGTTTGCGGCCGATGTAGATCCAGAGGGGGCAGGTGATGAGGTCATCTTACTTATTATATCTTGTTCACGAAGAATTTCAGTCTGGCTGCTCGAAGGTCTTCAGGTGTTTTAGGCACATCTGTCTTTACCTCCTCATTCACCGCATTTCCTTCCGTGTCGCACATCGAGATCCACTGTGCTTTTGTGATTCCCTGTAGTGTTTTCAAACAGATTGAAAGATCTTTCTTACTCTTCTTACCCATATGTCTGACAAATGAGCAGTTAGTCATCACAATATACTTCTCCCACGGTCCTGTGCGCATACACAGAGCATAGAAGGTTGAGAGAGCTTTCCACGTTACAATTTTTGTCTTGACTTCCTGCTTTTTATATTTGCACTGAACTGCCGAATACAACTTACCCTTGCGTGCAACTATGTCAATTCCGACATCGGGTCGTTTCATTCCTAATTCAAGTAAGAGTGCATCGGGAACATCGGCAAGTAACCAGACATCATCGTATCCTCGCACATGTTTGAGGTAGAGGACACAGAACTCTTCAAAGATATCTCCTCTGACCTTTTTATTATCCCGCACTCGCAGTTCAGTAAATGAGTGAGCGGGTTCATTATAGACTTTCTGGCATTCAGTTTCGAAAAGATCCCAGAGATTCTTGTTGTCCTTATTTTCAAGAAAGATGGTATGAAGAAGTTTGTTCATGTTCATGTTGCTATTGCTATTGGATACTCAAAGCCAAAAATATATCAATCAAATATATTCGTTTTTACGACTTTACCATTGAGAATACGTCGCGGGCAAGAGAACGAGCATCCTCCTCCGTGATATTCTCGATCGTCCGCGCAACGCTGCACAGTCCCTCGTGAATTTCCTCCCACTGTTCATCATTCCACGGAACCTCGGTGGTGCGAGGACCGCGACCAGGGAAGTTCTCTAGCAGAACACCATCCTTCTTGCCCTTCATCAACATGTAACACCGCAACTGCACGAAATCGTAGGCTGGTGGAACCGTCCAGAATCGCTTACGGTTCTTCGTCTCCACAACCTTTTCGGCCTGCATCCCGTCCAGATATCCGATAAGACGGTAAGAATCACACTCAAACTCGGCAAACGAATTACGATTCGTTACTTCCACACCTGTAACAGCAGCATGGTCGTTCTCAGCCTTATCTTCCAGCTTTGTTCCGCGACGCTTCTGAATTTCGCTAGCGAGAACTTGGTGCTCCTGCGTCGTCTCAATTGCGGTTTTGACTTCAGTGCTGGCACACAGAGTGGGCATCTCCTTCTCAATCGTTGTCTGACCTGCAACGACACGAGCCACCACCTCTTCAAGAGCTACACATGTAGGCATGCGCTTTCCCTCCAGCGTCTCCTGAACCACCTGACGAATATGTTCCTGCTTGAACGTGTTAATTGCCTTCTCCACCTGAGCATCGGATGTGGCACCAACAGACTGGTCCACTGATGCCCACATAGCCTTGATAGCAGCAGGCGAAGCTGCTGCTACAATCTCACGTTCAGTCTTGGCGCCCATACTGTTTTTGACATCTAGAACAAGTGCTTTGAATTTAGGCATCATGGAAATGACTTTGAGTAGTGATTCATTCTTGCTGCGATAGGGATTACGGCCAAGGAGAGATGCTACATCGGATGCTGAGAAACGGGGCTTCATTTGTATTACTGAGTTCTTACTCTTTACCAAACTCCATCTCCCTAATCCGTTTTACGCAAAGAAGTTCACATAGGGTGGACCTGCACAGTTTCGAGCCGATGCAATGGCCTGAAACACACTGTCACATTCAGGGTTTGATGCTCTTGCCATACCTTGGGGTTCAGAACCAAACTCAGCAACCAGTTTATCGTACCGTTCTTTCACTACGAGGGCTTCAGGAGAAGTATCGGACTCAAACCATGGAGGTTCTTTCCAATATGATTTGAGGTCACTAAGTTCAGAGAGATGAAGAACATGAAAATTATTTTCAAGACGTAGACAGGAAACATCTGCTGGAAATCCAGCGATCTCCCAGAAAATGTGTTTCGTGTTCCGAACTGATGATTGGTGGAGATAGTATTCTTGGTTTTCATGTGTCCCATTTTTTGCGGTGAGACCTATCCTCATATTTTTAGGAGACCATTCTTGGAGATTGATATAGTCAAGTAGCCCTCGAGTCATCACAAAATCCGCATCCCATCGAAACATCCATGGATACCGCGCCTGTTCGGCACACCAGTTAGAATACCGAATAAAACTGTGATCTGAATCCTTATCTGTTACTAGTGTTTCATACCCTGCTCTTGATACTCCGTGTTCATACGTCAAGATTCTTACATGCGGATTCTCTTTCGCGAGAGAGGTGGCTATTTCAGAGCTTTTATCGGTGCACTTATGAAGAATAAGAACAATTTCATGAGGAATCGTTAGCGAAATCAGGGAGCGCACAGAGCGAGCGAGAGTGGCTTCCTCATTACGAATACGCACGATAAAGGAGATGCCCGCATCCTCCATTTACGTATCCACGAACGTTAGTATGTAAATGGAGACTCGCCCTCCCGCTCCTATCCGTCTCCATATGCTGTCCCTGCCACATACTGTCACCAATGATGATTTCAGTCATTGTGCGTATACAGGAAAGGTGCTACGATTCCCTGAAATGATGATGTCCCGCGGGTTTGAAGTGTATCATTACGGTATCGAAGGATCTACGACTGGAGCAACTCGAGACATTCAGTTGATGACTAGGGACGAGTGGGATTTCTTTCGTGTTCAGTCCTACAAGTTTCTGCATCCTGAGATTTCACACGATGATGCAGTAAAACATTTGGCTGATCACAAATCCTTTATTGGAGACTTGGGGAACTGGTCAACGCCTCTCTACATCGAATTTAACGATCGTCTACGTCCCATCCTCCAAGCAAACTATCGCTCTCCTGCTACGGACATTGTGTGTGTCCCATTCGGTATTTCTCATGATCGGGCTCTCAGGGATCTCAATATGGTGGTGTGCGAGAGCGGAATCGGATACAACGATTCGACTCGCAACTATCGAATTTTTGAAAGTTATGCGTGGCTGCATCATGAACTCGCAAAGTCAGGGAAGTGGGGACAGAATTACTGGTTTGTTGTCCCAAACTACTTTGATTCTCGTCACTGGCCTCTATCTCTCACCCCCAAACTGAATACCGTGGGATTCTTCGGTCGTATTTATGACGGTAAGGGGTGCCATGTTGTGATGGAAGTGGCATCGCGTATGCCTCACGTCCAGTTCGTTCTGTGCGGTCAGGGAAATCCTGAACCGTTCATGAAGTATCCCAATATTGTCTACAAACCTCCAATTTCGGGAAAGGAGAGAGGAGAGTATTTGGGGTCACTAACGGCTCTTCTGGCCCCCACAATGTTTATTGAGCCTTTTTGTGGCGTTGCGGTAGAAGCTCAGATGTGTGGAACTCCCGTATTAACACAAGATTATGGTGCTCAGACAGAGACGGTGGAGAATCTTAAGACTGGAATTAGGTGTCATACACTACAAGATTATGTCATGGGAGTCCAACTTGCCATAGATGGAAAGTTTGATCGCCAGTATATCCACGAACGTGCCATCAAGTTGTATGACATGTTCGAGGTGGGGAAAAAGTATGAATATGTCTTCAAGTGTATCATGGACGTTCACAACGGAAAGAATGGATGGTATTCTAAGGAATCACATATCTCATCTCTAAATTGATCAAATAGATTGAATAAATTCCCACTGCAGATACTCACATATCTTCTTCCAGATGGCATCGTGCTGAATCAGGCGATCGCGAGATTTGAGAAGCGGGAAGTGGACTTTATACTCGTCCAGCTCCAGCAGCTCCAGAAATTTGTAGATAATGTAGGAATACGAGAGGAAATTACGGCGCTCATCGGGACAGTAGAGGAGGTAGGGAGCCTGGACTTCCTGAAACATTGCCCGAATCTTGTCTTCGATCTCAGGTGTAATTGTTGGAGGAGGATTCCCATTCAATCGCGACAGAATATGAGCAGCATGTTCATAATAACGGTTACGTCCCAGCTTCTTGAGAATCTCGCGAATGTTCTGTTCAGTCAGAACCGCAATATTTTCAATACGCCGCTTCCTAATTTCACAAATGACTTCATTCATCACATCGTCAGGGATCTCTGTGCTCTCCTTTGCCTGAAACTGATTGAGAATCTCGTTCAGGTGATTCTGCTTCTTATACGCATAATTATTTCGCTCTTTCGGTGGATCACGGAAACTTGGGAAGTCGGAGACTACGAGGGCATACTCTTCTGACCCGCACTTGGGACAGACCAAAATACCTTCTGATGTGATTTCCTCTCGCGGAATGTTACAGGGCGCACAGTGTTCTGACATCTTCTTGATATTGTCCGCATTCTCGGCAATATTCAGACCGTTTGATAATCCACGACGGGACATATACTCATCGAACATCTTCTTCTTAGAGGGTCCCGCAGCGGTTTCAGTTACCGAAAACAGTTTATCAAATGTTCCTGAAAGCGCACCTCCTACATCAAGTTTTGATACAGTTTTCTTTACTACAGGTGCATAGTAATCCAACATGATATCCCCACTATCCAAGTAATATTTCTGAATATCATACTTTTCAACTGCGCGCACCTTTTCATCTTCCAGAATCTCTAGATCTTTTCGTAGTCGCGTAGAGCGCATAACGTCACCGAATTCAAAGGGGTTAAATGTTCCAGACAGATCATTTTTTAGCTGGTGAATGTGTTCATTTAAAGTAGTGATTGCTTCATCCGTCGTTCTCTGCTGAAGTTCATCAATGTGGCGTTCGTGCAGAGAATCCAGAGTCCCAATCTGATCTCGCTTTCCTCCTCCTCCTTCCCGAGACTTCTTTACCTTAAAAACATCCGAAGACATCGTACTAAACTATTATGAATCTGGGTTTACCCTGTGTAAGCCATTATTTCGTTATTTCGTTATTTCGTGGCAATGTAGGCAACAATGCATGCTAGTGCGACTCCCCAAAGTGCATAGGCAAGGGGATCTGCATACTCAAGCTTCATCAAGGGTGTAGCATACCGATTATCAGGGACATAATCTGCAAACTTTTCCGTGGCAGTTTCCTTTGCTACAAGCTTTGCGGCTGGTCCTTCAAATTGTGCTTGATTCGCAGCAAGGCGGCATCCTGCTCCAGGTGGGGGAAGACCCAAATTCAATTCTAACTGTGGAGTTAGAAATTGGGTGTCTGACGTATTAATTCCTCCATTTGTATCAACAACAGGGCAAGTGAATGCTTGGCACGGAGGAACACCATCAGCAACCAGACCATTCATAACTTTGAGAGGGTTCATTGAAGCAAGATCACCGCCCATACCAGGAATAATACCATCAAGTCCTGATCCCTGAACTGCCCTCTGAAAACTGGGACCAAGAATTCCAGCAGCATCGTCTCCTCCCAGATAATTGTTGACATACGTTGACCTCTTCACAACACTTCCACCAGGTGCTTTGCAGTATCCGCCCGTATCCCGAAAAAACTGGTTTCCAACTTTCGGGCCTTCAATCAGATTTCTAACATATCCCGATACTGCTCCAATGTTGGTGGATACTTGGTCAAATGATCCTTGATCCGATACACCCTTCTGTGCAGGAGACTGGATGGTCTGAAGGTAATCGAAGGATGGACCCAAAACCTTGTCCATTCCTGCATTTACGGCACCAACAGGATTATCATTGACTTCTAGAATCGAGTTCTGAACACTTGCCCACATGCTGGTCGCTTCTTCTTATTTCTTCGGATGAGACGCAAATTCTAGCAGTTGACGCTGGAAGGCGGGGTTTGTGAGGATACATGGGCGCTGTCGAGCAACCGATTCGATCAATTTCATCATTGGTATACCGAAACGCCGATGAACATAGGCAATAGCTAGAGTTGCCGAACGGTTCATTCCTGCGTGGCAATGAACATATACTTTCCGACACTGCGGATCTCTCAAGAACCTATCCATTGTTTCCTCAAACTTTGGATAAAAATCGCGAATAATTTCAGTTTGTTCAGTATCTTCGGCTCCAAGACTCACATACCGAGGACCCAGATGACGACGAGCCCAGAAAGGACATGCAGTATCATCTGCACAGTTGATGATATTTGTGATTGAATAAATACGCATAAAGCGTGGAGTCATGTGTGCACCAGGTCCAAGAAGAATACGATCAAACACAACTGCGATCGGATCGTATGCTGGTCCCCGAGTTCGGGTTCGGTAGGGGGCAATCACAGCCTCTACCACTTCTGACATTATATAGCATCGCGAGATTTGCGAATATGAATTTACTACACGAGTGGCTGGAGAAGAGTCTGGAGAATGTAGACCAGAACAACGCCAAGACCTCCGAGAACCGCGGCACCTGTCAGCGAAACAACTCCCGAACCTGCATACGAGTTCGGAATGTAACGGAGAAGAAGGGACTGGACTTGGGTGAGAGAGACAATAAACACCGCACCAAAGACGGAGACATACGTCATAATGCTCTTAAGAACAGTCTTGGCAGCATAAGGGTGCATCGGAGCAGTCTGGGACGGCGGGGGAGGAGTGTAGATCGCGGACGATGTTCCAGGGGTGACCATCTGTGGGTATGTTGTTGCGGACGGCAGAGCCATTGCAGGCTGCTGCGAACCTCCAGGGGGCATCAGCTGGTCTAGAGGGGTAGCGTCCATTTCTTTATAGTATCTAGAGTGAAAGTCTCGCGTCGGGACACGACGCATCCTCCACTTTATAACGATAGCACTTCCCATCCACTCTCGTGACCATCTTTTTCAATTCATCCATAGGTATGGCACACACATCAACTTCTGTTTGGGGACGATGAAACATAAGGACTGCAATACCTAGCCCAATCACGAACGAGAAGAAGTAGTTTGCTTCGGGTTTTTTCAAGACCTTGCTGATCTCCATTCCTATCTATTACATTACTGATTTAGAAAATCAATACCATCAGTGCACTGAACTTCATAGGCGGCCGCACGGAAACAACCGTTCTCTACTTTGGGGTTCCGCAAGATCATATCGGGTTTGCGAATGTCAGGGACCAGTTTCTTGGATGTTCGTGGAGGAACAAAGATTGTGGTGACAATCATGCCGACGAGAAATCCTCCGAAGATCCAGAGGATATCAAACATTATTCTAGACCGAGAGTTTTATAGATACGCTGCAGAGTTTCAGTATTGTTTCCACTCCATGTAATTGTCTTTTTCCCCAACGGGATAGTTGCACCTTCTCCAAAATTCACAAAGAGGTCAGCAATGTAGTAGAATGACCGCTTGTCATTAATCCAAACAATCTGCTGATCATGTTTATCCATCTCGTCATAAAACCGATCGCGTTGGTTTGTGTATCCTCCGACCAGAACAACAAACATCCTCTTCTCTACTCTATACAATAGAATGAAGGATATCCGTAAATTTTGGGATGCTCGCACACTTCTTGCCATTGTCGCCTCAGCGATTGCAGTCGATACAATCGGTCTCTTTGTATGGCGATACACTTCGGAACCCGATGCTCCTATCAGCGTATGGTATGACAAGTTTGGTCTGGTAGCCTACATGCTAGACGTCCTGTCAATCGTCATCGGTATGGTTCTGGCCCAAATTGTAGCGTCCGCGATTGGCGGACCGTTCAATTTGGTTGCATTCCTAGTGATTGTCGTGGCTATTCAAATGACCCACGATCTCTTTTTCAGTCAGGTTGTGGTCCCTATGATTCCTCCAGGGCGTAATTCCATCATTGATTTGATGTTCTCATATTCCACCATGAAGGGAGCAGAGTGGGTCCTAGTTGTTGATGCTCTCTACATGATCTCTACAACAATGAGCACTCTTGTCCTGCTAGAGATGCCACCCTACATGTCATGGTTCAAGATTATTGGATGGTTGTATGCGACTGGCTATATTCTGTTCACGCATACGCCAGTTCGAACTTAAAATACACCCACTCTACGACCCCCGAGGCACCTCCTACAGTTGGATTGATGACTGCATACCCTGTAGCAGGGTGTGATCCATCGGGAGTTCCAGCGGTTACACTGATCTTCAGGATATCTCCACCCATCGTGCACTCGGATGGAACAGTCCAGCCAGTAAAGTATGCTTCCACACTCCTGTTCGTCTGTGTCCGTGTGCCTTCACGGGTAGGAAGGAGGAGAGTATACGCTTTCCCACTCTTCTCCGACTGGATTTCCTGTAAGTAATTATTCAGCGGCTGGTGCTGAAGAGTTTTCTGTTCATTTTCAGCATTGAAGAGACCAGGTTTTGTAGTGCGAATAAACTCACGGATCGCCGTGTGAATATTCTCATTGAAATATTTATCAACGGTTCCCTGAACCTTCAGACATTTGGGTTCTTTGGATCTTGGAAGAGTCGACTTCTGTATACTTGCCGATGATGCGGACGACTGGGTAGGAATCGTTATCGAGGATGGAGTAGAGAATCCTTGGGCGGCTCTACGTGCTTCCGTAGCCGATTCCGCGCGTGCCTGCTGTCCGAACGAAGCATCATCTGTTTCTGCTTCTTCTGCTGCTGGTTGGGGTGCAGCGGTAGGAGCAGGTGGAACAACAACTCCTGTATCAACTATTACATTGCCAGGAGCTGGAGCGGGAGCGGGGACAGGAACAGGGCCGCCAGGAATACCTTGAACAGCCTTGTGTGCAGCATCCGCAGACTCGTCACGAGCACGCTGACCAATATCATTTTCTTCAGGAGTGAGTCCTTCATCGGGTGCAAGGCGGGGAGATGCAGGAGGAACGGGGCCTGGAATAGGAATAGGTTCGACAGATGGACCCATAATACTTTCCATAATTGATTCTGCAGTTATTGGTATACCTGTAGAACTGGGAGCAGGAGCGGGAGTGGGAGCAGGAGCGGGAGCAGAAGCGGGAGCGGGGGCAACTACAGGTGCTTCTTCAGGAACAGGGTTGATAAATGATCCCACAAACTCAACCTTGATAATCGATCGATACTTTCCAGTCTGTGCCTTCTCCCGAATCTGTGAGAGTATCTCCTTTGTTGGTGCTTCTTCCTCCTTCAGCGAATCAATGAGGTCGTAAGTATCCCCGTTACGACGTAGAGCTACCCAGTGATCACCGACGTTTGCAATAAATCCAATCGAGGTATCCTGAATCTCTTCGAGAATAACAGGTGTTGCCGAGTATCCGATAATACGCAGGGCACCCATCATCACCGAATCTTCGTAATTTTCATTGGCAGGGCAGGGGTTAGTTCCAAGAACCTGTTTCTTGGTGACTAAGTAGCGACATACTGACATCAGGCTCACGGGAATTTCTAGTGACTGAACATTGCTATCTGTAATCTCCTGCTCATCATCTTTCACGAAATAAGTGCCACCAAGAAGATTGTTCAGTGCATGACGGCCACATCCAAGACTCTGAGGATCCTGCGATTCAAAGTATCCAGGGATTGGAGTCGGTGCTCCAAATTTCTTCTGCACAGGTAGTTCTCTCGGAATCTTCATCTGAACCTTCTTTCCCTTTGGAACTTCATTTGGAACAATTCGACCCTGAAGCATTGAGACCATTTCAAATCCTGGCTGGAGAATGAGTGTTCCACGACCTTTGATATTGATAGGAAGAGGACGGGTCAGAAATCCATGAAGAGCTACGCGGTGATCTCGATCGCCTACAGGTCCAACGAAAAAGTCCGTGAACCCTGCCCGCGCACGTGAAAAAGTCAGTCCAGGAGTCACCGATTTCAATGCAAATTCAGCAGCTCCATCCGCATCAGAAATTGCGCGAGGACGTAGGAGTGGACTTTCCTTCGGTAAAACATCCGAGGCCTTGACGACATTAGGATTGTCCAGAAATGTCTCAATATCCGACGCAAAATGGTAGAGCGGTATCTCCATCGTCGTAGGAACATCAGCAACAACTGTTGTATCTGCCTCAATCGCCTGCTTTCCCTTTGTGAGAACACGGCGCTCGGCTTTACGCTTTTCCTGTTTAGTCTTCAGTGTTTCAATGTGGGGTGTTGATGGCTCTTCGCCCATCAGAAGCATGTACGGAACAAGATCTTCACCCCTACGACGAAGTTCGAACGAGTGAACAAGTGCATCTGGTGGAACAGCATCAGTGTCAGTGAGTTTAATATATCCAAAAACGTCGTCCGCCATTCTTAGCCTTATTATTATACTTCACAGGAAATGAGGAGCGTGTCTCTTACGATACTGGATAATGTGTTTCTTAGCACCGCGATAGTATGCACGATAATTTGTTATCGGATCATCTGAGATCTTGTATTCATCGGGCATTGCACATCGAGGCGAGGTAAATCCAAAGTTGGGAAGAGGGGGTTCAACAGTCCTCAACCAGTCGAGATGCTTTTCACAACCGTGTTCACGATCACTGTATCGGTAATGATACTCATTGATCAGTTCCTGTGCTAATTGAACGAGCCAGCGGTAATTGTCCAGTGATTCTGAGAGCCAGAGTGAACACGGATGATTAGGATGTGTTGGTTTATACCCCCCACCAGGTGCGGTATGTATCAATGTCGGTGGTTGCTTTTGCGACCAATGACACGTATAAAGAAGTTGACACGATTCTACAATCATTTTGACGACGTGTTTGTTACAGTGATATTTCGCACACTTACGAGGAGATCGGTGGAGGAAGAAGATGTTCATTTGTTTGGTATGGGTGGTGCTGGTGCTGCTACTGCTGATTGGGTTTCTGGGGGAGGTGGCGATACGTTTTGGTTAAAACGGTCCTCGGCTTTCGCAGTTGTAATTCCACGATAGACCATATCCATCTTTAATTTGAGGAGGGATGTGCGTCGGGAGTCTGTGTGGGGCTCGGGCATTATTACTTATTACAACTCAATACGATTTCGCACAGCATTGTTAAACGTATTGGGCTGGAAAGGAATGTCCATCTTCGTAGCCTCCGCTTCAATGATATACTTTGTAGAGGTATACTGGTTCATCAGGAAATACACAAAGACCGTGATCAACAATACAAACATCAGGATGTTGAACCACCATGATCCATGTAGATTTTGAATATTTTTGGATTGAATAAGATTGTTCTGAACACGCATGAGTGTTCCATCGTCCACAAGATGCATAATTGTTGGAAGCATATACATAATGATTGCTGCTTTAACCGCTGGGGCTGCTGTGTGTAGTTTTGCAGCAGCGTATGCTACGAATCAGGTGCTGCCTGTTCGACCTGTCGCACCCGTTCCAGTAGTCGTGCCACCCACGGATGCAGTTCCCCCTCCCGCACCTTCAGTCGGCGGTGTGCAGAAGGGTTTGCCACCACCGCCCGTAAAATCTCGTATTGGTCGTGGAGGGAAGGGTTTTTAATTTCAATTTCTAGCTGGCCATAGAGAATGCTCTGCAAAGTATCCTCCATGTTCTTCTTGTTCTTATGCTACACTTGTGAGGCTCTGCGTATACGGGTTTGAACGGAAAGCGTCGAGGATAGACGGGTCCATATTCTTGATCTCTTGATCCTGCGGCAGGGGCTCGTTGTAGCGGTAGACACCCTGCTGGACAGTGGATGATGGGTGGGATACTACATTCGCAGGATCAACGTGCTGGCGAGTATTGATGAGCATGTCCTCGTCCTTATTCACCTTGACTGCACCGACCTGTGCCTCGCCTCCATTGAGTGCAGTGTAACCTGGAGCAGTATAGTTTGTCATCGATGACGCCTCGCGACCAGGGTTCGTGTAGGCTACGAGATACTGATCTACGAGGTAAGATCCCTCACTGGCTGCACCCTGACCTCCACCAGGACCTGCCCACTCTCCTACCGTTAACTTCATGAATTGCTCGAATGGCTCTGTGAACTCGCGGATATAGTTAGCAAATGTGAACGACGCGCCACCCGTTCCGTAATACTCTACGCTGGTCGTCTGGCGCTGTTGCTCCTTCTGCATCTGCTCAGGGAAGGAGGCTGGGGCGACCTGTGCACCCGTTGTGGTATTGAGATACATCAACTCGCCCGTATCCTTGTCCGTAAGAACCTGGAACGTGTCTGGACGGTTCTTGAGCACTGGGGCCTGTAGACCAGGCTGCGTAATGAAATGCGAGCCAGGAATGACAGGGGAGTCATACGACAGTTTGGGTTTGTTGGCTGTGCGAATCTCATCGGTTGTGCGCGGCTTGGCAAACTCCTGTGCCGCTGTGAACTGCTGGTAACCACCTGAACCCAGATTGTTATATCCATCGTTTACACCAGGAGCAACACGCGTCTGCTCGATCGGGAACACATTCTTCATATTGTTACCTGCAACCATGCGGGACTGCATGAAATCTGACTCGTTGGCATTACCAAACACGAGTCCCTGTCCTGGCACCACGTCGTAGAACGAGGATACCTCCCGCTTCTGAAAATACTCATTACCCGTTCCTGCAAACGTATCCAAGATTGAGTTTGTTGCACCCGAGCGCATATTCTGAGTCACCTTAGCGCCAAAAAAGGGAACCATATTGTTGTGACCCTGCTCCTGTGATAGGGCAACACTATCATTCTGCGTAATTGCAGAACGAGGAGGACTTACTGCATCGTGAAATCCCTCACGCCCCTGAATTTGGGGCTTATTCTTCGACTCATCATTGTATTGGGTCGCAAGGATGTATCCTAGCAAACCAACACCTGTAAAAAGTGCGACCTCAATCATTATCTATCAGTTGGTTTAATTTCGGGACCCCATAGTCCGCGACGGAGCACGAGTGTTCTTGAAATATTCAAAGGGAGGAATGGAATGTTCCTGTGGGCGATAAACAAGCCACTGGAAATTATTTGGCTGGAGGCGCTCTTTAGCAAGAGGGACATTGAACGAGCCAACAAAGGGAGTGCGGGGCGGGGCATCCTGAGCATTGACTGGCGTCTGAAACGTCCAGCGCGACTGGTAAATATTTGCGTCCTCGTCTATGCGGGTAGCCATTATACTATCTCATGAACAAATTCGGTGAGTTCATCATACGAATCACGAAGCAATCCCATCGGTGCACTTCCAAGTTCCTCAATTTGGGCGAGGACACTCTTCACATTCGCAGGCGGAGCGATCGGCGGCGACGGGATACTGTGGAGTGCTGCCAAGAGTGTATCGGTCTCGGTTTTTGTTGTGCTGGCAGGAGTTGACGGGGAAGTAGATACTACTGGTTGCGTTGCTCCAGGAACCGTAGCAGCAGAGGGTGTCGGTGTCTGTGATAACTGAATATCCTGTGGGTTGCCCGAAACCTCCGACCATACTTTCTGATTGAAGGGCGATACAACATACTTTGCCAAATTCTGCTGAAACTGAGCAACAAGACGATCTGTCATATCGGGAGATGTGGTGGGAGGTGCAGTATCCGAGGCTTTCTTGGCAGGGCGGACACCGTAGCAGTTCACACCAAACTGGGTTCCAGGATCAAAGTATCCGCCGTTGACTCCAGGGCGACCGCACTTAATCCGCGCCTGCGAATCTTGTTCCTTCTGGAGTTTCTCCCATGTTGCCTGCTGGGTTGGGAACAGCGCAATGCCGCCCTCCGACCAGCCGTATCCACACCACTCAGCACCTTGGCGATAAGCCTCCTCCACTTGTGAGTAGGATGCAAGGGTTGCGCCATAGGCCTTACAGACTGCAGGAGCCTGAGAATACGTGAACGTATTATCTGATACATAAAACACTTCTGTTGACGGTGGCAAAATCACAGGGGAGGGGGCCATAGTTGTTGCCTTTGTTGACGTGGAATCCTCGAAGGGGTTTAGGTCATATGTGATATCAAGTTCAGTATCTGTCTTCTTTATCTGAACAAATCCATAGGAATACAGAATGAACCCAATAAATCCCACGAGGGCCACAAATGTGAGGAATGCAACCGTATCCGATAGCGCGAGGAAGATTGCAACAACACCTAAAACACATACAATAATCAGGGTGACAACAGTGGGGAGAAGAGGGCGTTTCGTATGACGAAGATTCATCAGTGCGTCGGCTGTTGTTGTTGATGTTTTTGTAGGCATCGGGGTAGGTGTAGGAACAGTTGGCTGAGGAGTCATATACGTTGTGGACGGAAGGGGGATAGATGGAACAGCACCAGGAAGAGTGGCACTTGTAGATGCACCCGCCTGTGAGATCGTGATTGTCGTCGGAGGGATACTTGATCCTGACATTACATTGTTTGTTGTGGTTGTAGTCGTAGAAGACGGGCTAATTGTATTTGCTACACCCGCCAATGCAGCTTTGGCAGTTGGATCAGGCTCCGACTGGGCAGCAGATTGGATAGACTTTGAGGCTTGCTGTAGCGCAGACATAATTGCCTTCACAATATCTCCAACCTTCATGTTCATCACCGATTCATTTGGCGGTAATGTAAGTGTTGGTAGTGCTGGAGGCGGAGAAGACACAGGGGCGCTCATTAGTTTTCATACAGGAAATAAAGCAGGACTCTCATCGTGCGATCTACGGGAAACTTCTTTGAATCCATCTCGCGAACAGAGGTATCGTCGAGAACATACCATGCATGCCCAGGTGGTAGTTTACGAGCATATGAGAACCAGTGTCCGCCATTGAAACAGATGACGGAGAATAGAAAATATTTGTGGTTATTGAGAACTAGAAGACTGGAATATTCGATGGGAGTCATAGACCAAATCATCATAACCTTTGGAAATGTGCCAAACAGAACTTGCTTCGTGCATCCCAACTCGCCGCACTTCTCGCACTTCCATTCGGGAACTGTATGAGGTGTTACATGCTCTTGAATGGCATCGAGAAGAGTAATACCTGGATTAGAAGGCATAAGATTCAAATCAATAACCGTATCTGTCTTTAACTGTGAATCATGGCAATGATTACACTCAATCTTATCTCCAACCTGAAATCGAAACTCCTTGTCCAGCCACGAGAGCTTGTCACACAAGTGAACAATCAATTCATGACTGTCTCCAATGTTCTCACCTGCAGGGAGATAGGTGGTTTTGATGCACTCAAATAATTCACGAAGACCAGTCTCTCC